TAGTATCTAACATAGGAGGTAGCACATAATTTAATTTTTTAAATTCAAATTCATCTTCATCTGTTCTTTGTAAGATATAGACAGGATAACTTTTATGCGCAATAAACATTACGTCATTAGATTGGGTAAATTTTAATTCTGGCAAAGCAGTTGCTAAATAAGGAGTTTCTACTTCATATACTAAAACATCATTAAGATATATTTCTATTACATATTGATTAAACCTTAATAAATAAGCATTATCTTCATTATATACAAATTCTTTTAATATGGAATCATTACCAAACTGTGCGAATGTTGGTATAGCTTTTAAAGCAGGTCTACGTTCTGCACCACCATAACTTAACGGAATAAAATTTTCCATTTTTAGACAACTTATTCTGTATCTTGGGTCATCAGAACGTGCATAAGAATATGGAGAAACCTCTCCTCCATTGAAAGCGTTAATCATTGTTTTAGCCATAACGCTCTCCTATTCAAAACTACCATATGATGTTTGTGAAAAAGGTGGATAAGAATTACTATAAGCACTATTAGATGTTATAGTAGCTTCTAACCATTCACTATCTACCTCTGGTGTTGCAAGCCTTTCAAAACCATTTACCCTTCTAGCTTCAGGTAATGCAAATTCATAAAATTCTTTTAATAACTCTGCCGCTAATCTTCTATCTCCATGTAAAGGTATAGCTAATTTATAAGCAAGAAAACATATAAATGCCTGCGCAAATAAAGAATCCATATCTGTAGGTTCAGGTTTTCCTTCGTAA